TTGTTCAGTATTTAATGTCGATATATCCACGTCTTTACCATAACGCTTTCGCATTGACGCTTCGACATTAGACGCATTGGCTACGCTTGTCATTTCAGTGCCAACAACTACACCATCTGCATTCCGAGCCACTACCGACCTTAAATCCGCAAGCTCAGTGTTCGCCATAATTTCTTCTTTGCTTTCTAAATACCCTAATGTGCTCTTAGCGTCTTTGTTGCCGTCTTGTTCAAACGCTTTGCCCTTTGCCTCATTAGTTGTGAACAAAACCCCTGTTTCATGGCTATAAGCAATGACTCCTTCGGGGAGAGTTACTTTATCAGCGGCTTCAGGATCAGCTGCATATACTGCATCAAGACCAGCGTTAGGGTCAGTGATGTATTTAAGCTGGGCTTGTATCTGAGAAGGCGCTTCAGGAATTGTGCCATCTAAGGATCTGCGCGTTTGCACATTTCCACCAATAGTCTTCATTAAAGAATACGTTCCGCCTGCAGCTCCCGAAGTCGTGCCCATGCCTCCGCCTGCTGCTGCGCCTGCAAAGAAAGACTCGGTTAACTGATTCCAATCAACATCGTGTTCAGGCTTAACCATTTTTATAGCCAACTGATTGGTCAACTCCTGTAACCATTCAGTACTACCTTCCACTCCTGACGAAATTGTTGCCCGTTTAGCAATATGCTTAGCTAAGTCGACAGGATTTTTTATGGTACCCATTTCAGGCATAAGCCCTTTATAAATACTCTGGAATCCTCTGAATTCTAAAGCAGTGTTACTCAGACCCGTAGCAACTGCCAATAAAGGATTATCTACTCCTTCTGCCAATTGTGTATGTCGGGATTCGCCCATCATCTGAGCACCCATAGAGCTAACCAAACCTGCTTTACCTGCTGCTCTCCAACCTATTTTTTTAATAAAACTTCGGCCTGTAGCTAGTGCAATAGCCGCAGGGATACCTACCCCAGATGCAATAGCCGCAGCCCCAATACCTATATCCGTCGCAATATTTGGAGCGTTTTCTAATGTTTTTTCTATAACGTATCGCCCAATAGATTCTATAGAAGAAGTATCAACGTCCTCGTAAGAGTCAAACTCAGAAGGGCTTTTTGACGCTTCGATCATATTCCGAATGACGCCTTCTTCCCCCCATTCTTTCATCAAATCAACGCCCGCCATTTCACCCACTAACTCAGTGAATTGGTATAAGTTCATTTGGGTTTTATCAATGCCTTTATCCACCGCTCTTTGTGCAAAGTTACGGTAATCCCGAACATGGGTGGATTGGTCAATGGTCACTTCGCCATAGTCGATGGCATTCTTCGGGGGTTGTAGCGTGCCATTTTCAGCGGCATCGACTGACTCCGCAAACGCTAAATGATTATTGATACTGTTTTTATTGAAGTTAGTGGGCGTGGCGAGTCCTTCACGGAGTAGTTGCTCCATGATGGTATTGCCTTCTTCATCGACGTAATTGCCCAGCACCCTGCCGTGATGGTCTTTTTTGCCCGAATCCCTCTCGACGTATTTACCAGAAAGTAATAATTCTCTAGTACGTTGCTGTGCCTCAATAGATAAAGGTTCCGCTGACCCTGCATCTTTTCCTGACGTATTAATCTCAGCCGTATCGCCCCCTTCAAAGCGAACACGATGCGTAGCAGAACGGGTAGTATCGCCGTCATAAACCTCACCAAACGGAGAGTCAGTCGCTAGACCTGTACTACCATTTTCTAGATCTGCCGCTGTCCCTTGTATTTCTAAAAAATCAAGAGATGCTGCAGTTTGATTCTCACGCTCAGTCGCTGCAACGCGGTCTAACCCTTGTAAATACGCAACATATTTAGACATTCTTTAATCTCTATTGATTCAGGTCTTGCTTCTTTTTAAGGTGTTTATGCGCATCTGCAGTAGCTTGTGCTTTAGTAATATACGGGAACTGCTTCATTAGCAACTTGACCATATCATCAACAGATTCGTACCCATTCACGCCTCCCCCAGTAACGTAGATACCCGTATCTGGCGCAGCGGCTTTAACAAGTCGACCAAAATCACCAACATGATTAGAACCTGTTGTCCCACCCATACCCCACACTCCATCAGTGCCTGGTCCACTTTTAGCAACTTCCTGTGCAAGATGCTGGGCTAATATAGAAAGTAAGTGAGTCTGGCCCGCACTAATAGGCTGTCCCTTAACTAAATTCAATTTATAGATTTGATCAATCTGAGTTTTATTTACAGTCATCATGTGATTCATGTACTTATCAAACTCATCTCGTGGCATAAATTGGCCCACTTCTTTCCCGTCAACTACGATCCCTGCAGCACCTAATCCTTTGGTAATTGCTCCACCCATAGCGCCTTCGTTATGAGTTTCAACGGCGGCTTCATCCGCAGCGGTTGCTGCTCTCGATGCACTAGTTGTCGCCGCGCTATCACCTAGAGGGGTATAAATACTTTTAGATGGATTGTCAGGGTCAACGCTTACTTGATGCACTACGCCATCAAATGTCACTGTTGAAGTTTTTATCGAAGGAACTTCCACAGGGTTTGCACGCCCTGTTAATTGATAACGCACCATGTCCTTATTGGTTATAGTAAAACCTGCCTCTTTAAGAATAAGCATATCCACAGCTCGGCTTGCCAACGTACCAGCGCTAACAGTCGAACCTCCCTTCACTGTACTTCCAACAACTCGTTCTTGAGCAGCGGCCACTTGTTCAGTAGTAATTTCTGTAGAGGCTAGTTGCGATGTAGCTTCTACCTCAGCCTCTGAAGCTAATTGTTTTTTACTCTTATCCGTTTTGCCCTCAAGGGTAGCTTCTTCAGTTTTTTGGTCTCTCAGTTTTTGTCGTTCGTCATTAATCTTTATAAGTTTCTGCTGATCCAAATAGGCTTGTGTTTGCGCTTGTTGGTCTGATGAACCAGGATCAGTATTATCCCAATCTGCCTTAGATGCCACCCCATTATATCCCGCAGAAATATCTTGACCTAGAGCAACTGTACTGTTCACAGCCTGCCCACCATAACGCTTCAGACCACTCCATATATCTCCAGCTAATCCACCAACAGCTGTAGATGCTGTATCTGCTACTTCACCAATAGCTTCTCCCGTAGTAAGTGGATCTTCCGCCAACTGATCTATAAAACCATCTACACCTTGCCCTTGGTTACTTCCATACATTTCACTAACATAGGCTTGAGCCTCTTCGGGAGTCATGTCGAGTTCATCAACTAACGCTTGAGTTACACCCATCATGCTCTTAGGGTAATTATTAGCTACCAAACTAGGGTTCTTAAAAATATTATAAACCAATCTATTCGCAGCTATTTCTTGCGCATCGGGGTCTCTATTATAAGCACGCCCGCCTGTCTTTGCCCCTGTGTAAAGAGGACCAGGGCGATTGCTTCCAAATCTAACTGCTGGGTCTACTGCTGGGTCATTAATATCAGCGCTTAGGTTCTCTCCCAAGCCTTGAGTTAAAGTCGGATCTGTTTGTGTTTGCTGTTGCTGCTGCCCAGACAAAGCAGTAGTAGTTTGTCCTAGTTGTTGAGCATTCAAAGAGTCAGCTTCTTGGGCTGCCATAGCTTGATTTGTCGCCGAATCAATGACCATTGAAGTGTTAGCTCCATAATCAGCCTGACCTGCACGCTCTATAAAGGCTACAATCTGTTCCGCTGTAAACGCATCTGCGCCCTCACCACCAAGCATCTGCCCAATGTCCGTCTTCTGCCCATTTGCATCTTCCATCATCGGTACAAATACTTTCGTACTTTTGCCATCGCGACCCGGCCCTGCAATCTCTTCAAACCCTGCAAATGTAGTTCCATCAGGTAGAAAGTTATTAACTTCCAATACCTCGGCAATTAGATTCTCGACTATAGGCATCTGAGTAGGATCATTCAGTGTTTGTTGTGCACCCTCACGACTTGCTCTAAATACAAGGTTTTTGGCCTGCTCACCCGTAATCTTCAACCTATCTGTTTTATCTTTTAATGCGCCCGCAGCTATTTGCTGCTCCCCTTGAGTTATGTTCTGCTCTTGTAATGTTTTTTCGTTTGCCCTTTGACCTGCTAAACCTTCCCATCTGGTTTGTTCAAGTGTTACTGCGTCTTTTGCACGCTCAGCCGCATCTTGGTTCAAGCGCAGTTGTTCGTCGGCCCTGATATTGCCTAGTGCTTGCTGCTGAAGCTGATCTGCGTATTTATCATCTGCCACTTGATCCCGTTCTGCCTGACGGCGACGATCTTTGAGCCCCATGTACATTGCCCAGACATTATCTAAAGTAGCCATAGTTATTCTTTCCCGTTACATCATTATCATCATGGAAGCTAGGCTAGTTGCCGTGCCTAAATTACTCGCAAATGCGTCAGCACTGCGTTTCTTGTTCCCTGAAATCCGAGTTGCTTCAAGACCTGCGGCATTGCGAAGCGCATCCGATCCTGTCTGACCAAGGGTGTTGTACATGTTGAGTGAATCACCTAACACTTTCGTATTGCGCTCGTCTTGCCCCAATATCGCAGAGTTCTTTGACTGATCCGTAAACTGCCGAGTAGTTATATCGCCTAATCGTTTTGATTGTTTCGCTGCCTGACCAGATAACGACACGCCCGCTCGACTTCGACTCCGATCATTGACGCCTTTTGCCGCCTTAGCCGCTAACTGAGAATTAAAATCAGCACGATCAATCAAGGTGCGGTCTGTTAAAGCACTCGCAGCGTAATCATCGAGTTGCTGCTGGAAGTTAGCTTTATGACTGGCTTGATCCGCCGCCTGTTCCTTTCTTAACGCTTCTTCTGCTGTAGCCATTACCAGCTCCCTAATTTGTTAAATAAAGATGCACCAGGAAGGCTGTCGCGTTTCCGCCGAAGTGAAGAAAGTTCGTGCATGCTGCCAAACCCTTGTTTGGAAGGATCTGCCAGAGCCTTTTTATAAGGCATATCCGCCATGTCGTACTTATCGTACATACTCAATCCTTTTGCTGCGCCTAACGATGTCACTGAGTCAAGCATCGCGTTCTGCCTCGTAGCAGATGCATTAGCTTCAGCCGCAGCAATATGCGAAGCAGCGCCTGATGCCGCTTTTAGCCCCGCAACAGAATCCATATTCTTCTTATTGCCGAGCGCCCCGTAGTTAGACTTCATTGCATCCTGACGACCTAGAGCGACATTACTTGCGTTGTTCGTTGCTTGGGATAACTGCGCCCCTAGACCTGTAGAACCAAAACCGCCACCTTGCCCTGACGCAAGTTGCTGGCCTGTCCGATCTGTGCCAGCGGCTTGGGCCACATCAGCTGCAGCCATTCCCCCTAAACGAGAAGAGTCATCACGATTCATTTTCTTCTGGAAATCAGCAAGCAAGGGCGCTGATTTAGTCCGAGCGCGTTGAGTCTGTTCCTGACCTAGCTTGATCTGATCGCGTTCTTGCTGAGTTTGCTGTTGCTGCGGTGCGCTAGCCATGTTGTAAATCCTTATAGAAAACGCGGGTTTCCCCGTTAAAGCCTGTTATCTTGCGATACTTCTCCCAGCCTTTTCGATTGCTACTAAACACAATCTGGTCAAAGCCTTTAGCCGCAGCAAACAAGGGTAAAGATTGATAAAGCCTCATAAGCCCACTGCTCTGTTGAGACAGATACGCATAGTCGACATGGAGTACCGCTTTTTCAGAATAACAATCCGTGTATTCCTGCATGACAATAAACCCAAAAAGATCATCGCCCTCTTCAGAAATAATGTCGTACAAATAGACCTTGCCGTTGTAAATTGCACGCATGACATCTTCTGTCATACAGTCACTACCGCCCTTATCTATGGCGTCAGAAATACCACTTGCGTAATAAGTATGTTTGTCACGAACTCGATAAGGGGTGATCGGGTCGAAGTGAAACACTACAGGCCTCCATAACTCACTGTGCGTACTGCGCGTCCGTTGTTGTTTTCCGCACGGCCTCGCATCTCTATAATAGCGGATTGAAAAATAGCGCCGTGATATGCCGCTAACGAACTATCCGCCCAAGGCATGCCCGGCATTGCATATAAACGAGCTAATGCCCCATCAATTAAATGTTCGTGGATATGAGTCTCAACATCACGGTCAACCCCTGACGAGTTTGGAGTCGTAGAAAGTACGACCTTCAATAGCATTGGAGATGCAAGTCTAGGAATGGGTGTTAAACGCAGAGCCTTTCCAAAATTAATCAGCGAACAAAAAGTCTCTGTTGGGTTTGGTGCTTTCTGATCATCACTAATTTGAGTAATGTCTTTAGTAGCAATAGTTACGGACTTGATTTGAGTAACCCGCAAGTCATTCTTTGGAATATCAAGCTCAACAATGGGTTCGCCAATCTCTGTAGTGTGCTCGTCTAAATCCACACGCCAAACTAATGATTTAGTCAGGAACTCTTCACAAGAGCGTCGAAGCGCTCGAATAATAATAAGATCGGTGCAATCAGGCACTAAAGGTAATATTTCAGGAATAATACTTTCAAATGTAACTGTAGCCATCTAAATTTCCTTCGCTTGCGCATCGCCAATGACCGATACACCCATCTGTTTAGTGAATGATTCGTAATAGGCCGCAGCCTTAGCTTCATCAGATACGTCTGAATCCTTCAAAAACGCCCTGTGAAGGACAAAGGACAGTAAAGGGTTGCCGTAGGTCGAATCTATATCAATCGACGCGTCAGCAGCGTAACTGGGCGGATCAACAGTAAATACAGCATCTAATTGCCCACTGCCATTGTTAGGCGGGTAGCATAGAAAGTTTCTGCCATCCAAACGCTCCAAAATCACATACTTAACAGTGGGTACTTGAGGCTTTGCATACCAGTTAGGTTCTTGTGAATCTAAATCTTTTTGATTTGCTAAACGCACAACAGGGCCAGCTTGATTCGAGATCACACGATGTAAGTGACGCTTGCCAGCAGGGATCGTTTGATAGACCCCAGCAACCAGCGGCATAGTCGCTCTTGCCGTAAACAAAAGCGGCTTCATGGTGGCTATCTCTAACACACCATCATTAACTGCATTCAACAACTCAGCTTGAGGCCATCTTACTGCCGTCTCATCCAGTAGGAGAGTCGAAGCTCGGCTCAAAATTGATGAGATAGCAATAGTCATTTAAGTTAAACCTCTTGGAATGTGTTCCATGCAACGTCGCGGTCTGCGGCGCTGATGTCGTAGCCTAATACTTTCTCAATCGCTTTTACTTTTGGCGTGCCATCACGACCAAAATTATCAGGATTGCCTTCTTCTACCACTTGCGCTAACGCATCAAGCGTAGGATTGGTTTCAGGCTCTTTCTTAACTTTAGTCGCTTTCTTTGCGCCAACTCTGGTACACCCTTGTGCCAATGCTGACACAACAAGTGATTCGCGAACGTCCATTTCAACGCCTGCTTCCATACGGATTGCAACGCCATTTAAAGCAACCATTTGTAAAATTGGGGAAACTAACTTCATGAGTGGGTAACTCCTAGATAAAAAATGGCTCCCCCTCGAAAGAGGGAGCCTCACACTTAAAGTGCAGTGTCGACAGTAATGACGCCGAAGTCTTCCAACAATGATGGATTAGCAGGATTGCCTTTGAACTGTGGCTTTAAGAAGCCAAAGATCTTTCCGCAAGCAATGCCAGGTTGGTTATTGTAGTCGAAGTAATCTTCGTCCCAAT